CGCTGCACATGCTGTTCTATGCATACCCCTACCTGCGCTCGTGGCGGACGTCAGTGTGTGCGATTCGCACCGATGCGTTGCTGAGTATGTTAACGATGTGGGTGTGCGACGTACATCCGACAACGATTCTTGGAGTAGGAGGCATCGTCCAACTGTATATGTACTTATTTTCAAATGATACCAAAAAACAGTACCCACGCGAAGCGTGCGAAGACGGGAAAAAGGGTGTCTGAAACGGACACGACCACGACACTTAGGATGGGTGTGTGGGTGTGTGGGTGTGTGAAAAAAGAATAGACCATAACCGTCTCAAATATATGCGATGCAGTATACAAATCGTTTTTGTAATAGATGTATGTTCACATATTTACGTCGGATGACATTTCATTTGTTTTTTTTAATGATGCGGAAAATCAAATGGTGCGAATATAATATGTTCGTCATATTCAACAATTCGTTACGAATGTAAAATTAATTAATTAATGTATTAATGTTTTTTACGTACACAGCACACACCGCAAAAAAGGTAGTAGAGGAAGGAAATAAGTACACACACACACACACTAAGTTAGTTAGAGTAAGCGAGACCGCCCATACCAGACATAATACGGAGGACGTTGTAGTTGGTCGCGTAGACGTAGAGGTCGCACGGGCGAAGCGAGGTCTTGTCAACAGAAGTCACCGACGCGGCAGTGAGGGTCAACTGGAGAGTTGCGTTATCAATACGGGACATATTGCAGGTGCCTGAGGGCTGGTGTTCCTCGGGCTTCAGGCCGAACGAATACACGTTGATACCAGTGGCAGGGACGTTGGTGTGATGCTGGTACGGCTGGACAAGGTTGAAGTAGCGGCCGTCGCGCTCGGAGAACCGGTCGTGCCCGTTGAGCTGGAGTTTGGCAGAGAGGGTGCAGTTGTGGCCTGTGTCAAAGAGGGGCATGTTTTGACCGACTGTTCCCCAAGGATTATTGACGCCATCGAACCCGCCTGTAGCACCGGTACCGAGTGCCGAAGAAGCATCCCCCGACGCTCCCGAACCGACACCGTTGTGACTGACACCTTGCAGTGGCTTGCCACCATCACCGGCAGAACCAGCTTCAAAGAAAGTGCCATCAGTATTCTTGCCGAAGAGAGGGAGCGCACCAGCGTTCCACATCGCGGCAGCGTTTGCACCACCCATGCCACCACCCAGAGGGTCGGACGGAGTGCCGGTGTAGTATGTCTTGTCGATGGCATCGGTGTAGTTGAACCACTGGGGTCCGCCGTAGTTCCGGGAGCAGCTGTTGACGTTGTCTTCGGGCTGGGCAACCCAGATGATCTCTTTGCAAGGGTGGTTGAAGTTGAGCTTGACCTTCTGGCAAGCCGAGTTCAGGGACTCCTTGCCGGTGAATTGCACCTGCTCGATGAGGTATTCGTGCGACACCTGGGCAAAGCGTCGGCGCTCATCGGTATCGAGGTAGATGTAGTCCACGTAGAGAGACGCGCTCTGCAGGTTCAGGCAACACTCCCAGGTGCCGGTCTTGACCGCAGACCAGTAGCAATCCTTTGCCGCGCGGAATTCGAGGTTGATCTTGACCTCGTGGTACTGGAGCGCAATGAGAGGCAGGGCCAGACCGGGGTTGCGACAGAACCAGAACTGGAGAGGCACGTAGAGTGTAGTGGCAGGAGTTGACCCACTAGGAGAGGATACGACCTGTGTGAGTTGGGGGACGTTGCCAACCATGTTCGCATATCCGGCCTGGTGCCCGGGTGTCTGGGTGAGTTCGTTCCAGATGTGAAGCCAGTCGCCGTACTGCTTGTCCATGCGCTGCCCACCAATCTCGACCTCGACACTCGAGATAAGCACGTGTCCGAGCCAGTTGAGCCAGCGGAAACTACCACCAACAGGAGGCGTCACAGAAGGAAGTTGGACTTGCAGGTACACACGGTGCATCAGGTCACCGTTGCGCGAAATAGTGCAAGTCACCTTCTTGCCGAAATCGGCAGTTCCGTTGAAGGTCTGTTCGATAGACTCCATGCTGAAGTTTGTATGACGTCTGTAAATCACTTTGAAGAATGTGATCTGAGGATTGCCAGTAAGATAGATGTCTTGTGCCCCGTAGGCTACTAGTTGCATAAGTCCGCCACCCATAGTTAATTATGATAGTTATATATTTGGTAACGTATGTCTGAGAAAAAAATTTCGGGGAAAATGAAAATCATTGAAATATAATTATGGCGAAGTCGTACACTGTGTACAATTTGTTGCATTTTGCGTCTTGGAATGGATTCGTTCTGCGATGCGTTTCACATAAATTAAGCAAAAACGTACTATTATTATTTTATATTTTACAGATGAATTTGAACACCGATACAACGAATACCGATACAACGAACACCAACACTGACGGTGACACGACCGGGTGTAACAACCCAGATATCCAGGTGATTATGTCTCAGTGCAACCTGGAGCTCCAAGAAGCGGTGGAGTTGTATGCAACACATAACGGGAATGTCGTCAGCGTGATTTCGCACCAAATTGATCCATTTCTAAAACAAAAGAAAGGACCCGTCGCAAAGACCGAATTACAGAAGCAATTTGATAGTATGCGTCATATTGCAAACCAGAAAGACGCAATGTTCACCGATTTTTTAAATGCACAAAAACAGCAGACCAATACGACGAATTGCCTACCAACTGATACCGATACTGCCGTGCAACAGGCGTTGTCAAGCAACGCCACGCTACCTGGAGACACAAACTTGCGGTGAGTCTGGAATCAATTATTATCTAAAAGTCCTAACAGATAGTTCATATCCGATACATACAATATGCTAATATTTCGTACCAAATGGTCTGACTATCAACAGTTTGGTACTTGCGCAACACATCGTCATTTGGCAATACATCCAAATAAGAACCCTCCTTTATCAAACGAATGACCCGGCGACCCAGTTAGTCCACGCTGACCCGGGTTACCCTTCATACCAGGCGAACCCTTCATACCAGGCGAACCCTTCATACCAGGCGAACCCTTCATACCAGGCGAACCCTTCGTGCCAGGTGTGTTCTCACACCTCTGAAGATGCTGTCTGAATTGCTCCAGGCGATCATCTGACTTCGTTCTCGCTTTCAAAAGACCCGCAATCTGTAATTCCAACCCTTCGATTCGCATGAAGAGTTTGGAGGCAACGGTGTCCAGTTGGACAACTTGAACTTGCAATTCGGTAACAGACGGTGATTCCGATGAGGTGCCAGGCGCAACGGTTGGTGTGTCCGGTGTGTCCATCTATATATTGTACATCACCCCGTTAAAAAAAGGATTATCGTCATTTTAAATTAACAGGAACGCTGCCTGCCTGGGGGGGGATGGGAATGGAGATGGGAATGGGTTGGTGTGTATGTTGCGATGCAACTTATGTACGAGTGTAAAAGAAGAACGTGTTGTTCTTGCCATATTGGAAGCGGCATGAACCGTTGCTGTAGAATGTCCCAAAATCGTACATATCGAATTCTTTGTGAGATAAACTACGTGTGTCATCGTATAAGAACCATTTATGGTTCTCCTTGACATAACTAATAAAATGACTACAGTCAAATACAATCATTGAGCACAATTCCCATCTCTCATCCAAGAATGAAATCCATTCTTGCGGTCGGACAGAATACTGTCCGTCGTCGTCCGTCAACTCAATAATCATATAATCTGCAATTTTGTCGTGGAAAGACCATTTTTTGTATGTGTTTCGCAAACATTGTTCCACGCTATTGTTATTGCAAAATTCCATTTCCATCACAAACAACTTCTTGTAGTTGACACCACCTGGTTCGATGGCCCGCATGCAGTTTGCATCGAACATTTTTAACAATTCTTGCAAGAAATAGAACACGTAGCCCAGTTCGTTCTCTATCTGGAATGCATATTCTTGGTCGCGTGTTTGGATATGTTGCGCAAGAATGGAACGTAACCCGTGCAGAGCTGGTTGGGCAAGCGGATCTCGCATTTCGGATATAACCCGTAACAACGTTTGCTTCACATCGTGTATGTTGCGATTATTGTTTTGCTGAAAGAACGGATGAATGGCAGAGTACATCGCATCTGGATAAAACAATGACATCAAACTAGCATCCATCCAGCAGCTCTGTCTATCCCATTTAAATCCAAAATGGTTGTGTGTATGCGAATTCCAATCGCCAGCGCATTTTTTGCGAGTCTTGGAGCGACAATTCCTCATTTTTGTGTAGGTGTGTGTGTGTTTGTTTTTGCGTTTTTGGTTGTTCCGTTTGTTGTAATATGTGTTCGGTGCACCCCCGTGCATTAGACGCCACTTGTAGCGATTCGGAATCTGTGGACTGCATGTGTGTGTCTTATATTTCAGTTTGTTCATTTACTACGTATGATGATATATTTATCATCACTCAAAAACAAAAGAAAAAGGTGTGCACAAAACGGTGGGATACTCTTTACATATACACACACTATTCAAAAGATGCACGTTGATACTGATTGTATGCTTTTTATTTGTATCACACTATAAGAATGTGCACATATAATGTAAAAAACGACCCGGTGTATGTACACTAAAAAGGACGAATCAATATTTAGAATTGTTAACTACTACACATTTTAATATACACACAGGTTGTATTCAGACCACTTGTATTCAGACCACTTGTATTCAGACCACTTGTATTCAGACCACTTGTTCGGTAGCAGTTAGACCTTTTTTTGTTTCTTCTTCTTTGGTTCAGACATCTTTGCGGTCTTCGCAGTCTGTTCTTCGTTTTCTTTTTGGGTCTTGTTCTGAATGGAAATGTATTCTTTCCGGAACGTCTTCAAATCGGTACACCACATATTTTCAAGAGTATTCGTTTGTAGAGTGGAAAGTGCAGTCTGCTTTTCTTCGCGCAGTTTGCGGAGGGCGTCCAATGTATCTGTTGTCAATGTGTAAATCGGCATTGTCAACAGATAGTTGTAGCTGTGTGCTTTTTGTGCATCACCGGAGGCAAACTTTGGGTATTGCTGTTCTTCCAGTTTGGCGATGAGTTCTGCTTTGGACTGTTTTGCGACCACAATGTCATCGGTTATGACTGCCTCCAGGAACTTGACCTTGTAATGGATGATGTCCAGTTGGTGTTGCAAGACACCCAACTGATACTCCTTGCGACGACCGTAGTAATCATATCGAACATCGTAGAAGGCAGTCATAATATCAGTCGTGTTATCGTATTTATGAATACGACTATTTGCGTCAAACAAATGCATATTGGTAAGAGATAACTTAGACGTAAGTTTGAGTTGTTTTTCAAAGTAGTCAACGTGTGGGTCGTCGTTCTTGGTGTTTAACCATTGCTTCAGGATCTCTGGTTTGAATTCAAGTTCAAAATGGACGTCCGATTCGGTGCAATGACTAGTGTATTCTTTCAACACACCGTTGTGCTTGCTCACCTTGACAGTGCTTCCGCGTTTTTTCGGGGGGACGTAGTTCACAAGCAGCGTTTCCAAGAATTCTTTGTAATCATCTGTCCATCTTTCAACCGGTAATTCGTGAACCACGACAGTCTTGAAATCTTTCACATAGTATTTACCTTTCGTCAGATAAGACTTGTCGTGGAGTTTGATAATATCACCCTTGAAATGGTTGTAAGACGGTCGCAGTTCTGGATAGTCATACTCCTTTCCCTTTACGATTGCTTTCAGTTTTCCAATCATTGCATCGCACACTTCAATGGGATTGTACATCGGTACACTGGTGCTGTATCCTGTCCCGACACCGTGCACACCATTGAGCAATGCAATTGGCAAAATCGGGACATAATGACGGGGTTCGACCTTCTGTCCATCGTCGTCCAGGTATTCCAAAAGTGGTTGGTCATCTGGATGGAACAGAAGCGATGTCAAAGGATTCAACAATGTGAAAATGTATCTCGGACTAGCAGCATCCTTACCACCTTGCAAACGAGTTCCAAACTGACCATTTGGTTGCAAGATATTCAAATTGTTTGAACCGACAAACTGTTGTGCCATCCCAATAATTGCCATATTCAGACTCATTTCACCGTGATGGTATCCAGTGTGTTCGCTCACATAACCCGCAAGTTGTGCGACTTTGATTTCAGTTGTCAGTTTGCGCTTGAAGCAAGCATACAGGATTTTGCGCTGTGAGGGTTTGAGACCATCTACAAGGTGTGAAATACTACGCTGTGTGTCATACACAGAGAAGTGCTTCAGTTCCTTGTGGATAAAGTCATTATAACTGACTTTCATCGTGGACGAATCCAACACATCGCTAATGTTGTACTCCTTCATCCACCCTTTACGATCATCCGCACGTTCTTTCGCAAATGCCATATCCAACGATTCGTTTTTGGTATCATCCATAAAATAATGCACCTGCTTGAGTGCGCGGAAATACTCCTTTGCTTCGTTGGTGGTGCTTGTTCCGAGACCTTTGTAGTATTTGGTCTTCCATCCAGATTGTTTGCCTTCGGCAGTTTGACACCAGGTCATATAATGACCAATCGAATAGAATGCAAGTTCTTTTGATTTGCGCTTGACTTTAATAATCGGTGTAATCATCGCAGTGATGAAATTCAATTCGAGCAATTCCTTCCACTGCGAATCAATCCAGTTCATAAACAACCCTTTGATATGCGAACCGTCTACATCCTGGTCAGTCATAACCATCACTTTGCCATACCGCAAGTGTTTTGCAATGTCTTCTTCTGTTTTGTATTCACGACCTTGTTCAAGACCAAGAATGATCTTCAGATTACACATCTCCTCGTTGACACTCATTTGTTCCATACCTTTGATAGACGTCTGCTTGTCTCTGGCATTAATCATCTTGCCACGAAGAGGAAATACACCATAATAATCACGTCCGACTACCGACAGACCCGAAATTGCCATTGCTTTCGCGGAATCTCCTTCCGTGAGAATGAGTGTGCACTTCGCAGACTCTTTCCCTCCTGCTTTGTTTGCGTCATCCAGTTTTGGGATGCCTGAAATACGACTACGTTTCTTACCATCTTCCTTCTTGGTTTTGGCAAGTTCTTTGAACTGATACAGTTCGATCACACGTTCCATCAAACCGAGACCGTACAACTTCTCCATAAATGTGTTTGGTAGTTCGCATTTGCTTCCGAACTTCGAGGATGGTGTCGTAAGTGTTTCTTTCGTCTGTCCATCAAAAGCAGGATTTTCAATCATTGCTTTCACAAACAACATCAGATTGTCTCTGACAAACATTGTCTTGACTTTCACTTTCTTCTTCTCTTCGATACGCTTGCACACGTGTCTCGCAATCTGATTGGCAATGTAATCAACGTGTTTGCCACCTTTAATTGTGCACACACCGTTCACGAATGACTGTTGTTTGAAACCATCATCAGACAGTGCGACACCAACTTCCCACCGATCATTAATCTTCTCAGAGAAACACCCATATTCTGCTTCCGAGAACATCTGCATATATGTGTTGAAATCCTTCACGACAATCGGTTGGTCGTTGTATTTTACGTGCACGTGTGCACCAGCACACGCAGACAAATCGTATGTGCGCTTTTCAATCATACCGAGCATGGTTGGTGTCCATCCATTGTTCATACCAAAGCGAGGCAAATCGGGAATAAATGTTAATTTGGTATAGGATGCCCCCTCGTATGGAACGATTACTGGTGGATGCTTGACGCTCAAATTGTTTTCAAACAACTGTGTGTATTTGAGTTTGCGATCTCTGTCAATGGTTTCAATTTCAAATTGAGTCGAAAACGCATTCACGAGCTTGATACCATAACCATTTTTACCACCCGTACACTTGTTGTCAGTGTCATTAAAGTTCGTTCCTGTCCGAAAATGAGCAAAAATGAGTTCCGGAATATACACCTTGTGTTCGTCGTGCATCTCCACTGGAATTCCTTCACCGTCATTCATAATACACACTTCGTTTGTGTCGGCATTGACTGAAATCGAAATATTCTCTACTGGCAACAGCATCGCTTTTGCTTTCTCTGCCTTCTTCATCTTCGATGACAGTGTTTTCTTGTTTGCCGTATCCACACGCCAACTGTGGTCCAGAATATTGACAATTGCTTCATCAATGATTTTCAAAAGTGCCGGACAGTATTCAGAAGAAACCATTTTGATATACGGTTTCTCTTGACTATGGTCAATCAGTCCAATCACTGCTTTAATCACCTCCACCGAACCGACATACATATCCGGACGATGCAACAGATGCTCCAATTCAGACAATTTCACAAATATTTTACTCAAACTTTTTGAATCGTTCGTGACTATCTTCTTGACTATCTTCTTGACTAGATTCTGTGTTTCTGTTGCAATGTCGACAACCGTGTTCATTTGAGTATTCTCAGGATTAGTTGAAGGGGTATACATAGACGGAGATGGTTGCAATGACATTTATTGGAGTGTGTGATTGAAAGAAGTAATGTGCTTATGTGTTAGGAGATTTGTGTGATATTCGAAATTATTTTTTTTTTACATTTTTTTAATTTGAACTGCACGGGTTCGTGCTTAGTGCACTGACGGGGTCGACTCGGTCAACTGACACTCACGGATCACACCCGGTTGGACGGGGGGACAGAAAATATAAGCGGGTGAAAACGTTCGACCACGTACCCTTCGATCGGATCGCAACCGGTTTCTAACATTGCCACGATCGTTTCGTACATGGATTTTGGTCGGAGTAATATGTTTCTTTTTGAAACCGCAAACTGTCCGCCGGGGTAAAACACCAGTTCCTCCTTTGGAAACGTATCCGTTTTAAATATAGTTTGGAATACGCGTCTCAAAGGCAACCCTGGATGCTGGGGGCACCCATCCAAGGAGTACCGAGCCACGGAGTGCGACAATGGGTAGAATCCGATCTCACTCTCCACTATCGTGTGTGTGTCCACTATTTTCTGTGTGATCCGGTGTATCACGTCCATCAGTTTCGGACAGTGATCAAACGGATTTCCTTGCAGAAAAAAGGTGTAATCAGACAGAGTGTCGTAGTTATTTACAATGTGTGTATAAAACGTATGCCCTTCTCGCCCGACATTCGGTAAACACACGACTGCATGTGCGGATTGCAACCGGTCGCCCGCTTTGTTATAGATGACAACGTTGCCGGAGGGTAATTCGTCTGCCCACTGTATGGATTCCGCATACCGACTCACCACCACGGAGACGGTGCACCGCCTCCGCCCATTCGTCCGCAAGTACAATTTCTCCCGTTGAATGTGTCGTTCTTGCTGCTGACGCTGTCGTCTCCGTTCGTTTTCAAATGTATGTCTTTCACGCAAGATTCTTTCGAATAGTTGTGTTTCTTGCTGCTGTATAGCGTGTCGCAGTCGTTCGCTCGCTCGCTCACAGTCTTCTTGCTGTGTCCGGATTTGCTGTCGCGAGCACAACTGCATTCGTTTCAAATCGTTCCGATTCGTCTCAAAAATAAGATGGGACGACTTATGGTTAGTACCGGTTTGTGTTTGGGTTATGTCCCCCATACAGTTTGAATGCAACGCATTCAAAATCGTGTATTGTCTGTGTATGGTGCCAAAGAAACAATAATCAGACCCTTCTGGTTTTTTCAAATGCGTGAAGATCAGAGACTCGGTGTGGGTTTTAATGTGTTTTTTTACAAATTTTGACAATACACACAACGCTCTCGCTTGGTTATAACCACTACTGGCGAACACTTGCATAATATCAAATCGTAGATTGAGCACATTCCCGAGCGGTCGTCCACTGTGAACATTCTTCACATACGCAACGATGGACCATATTCCATAAATCTCATCCGGTGACGGTGTCGCATCAATGATAACGTGTTTTATAATGTGTGAGATGTCTCCGAAATATTCATAAATTGTATCTTCTGTTACATACGAGTTGTCTGGGTTGTCTGGGTTGTATGGGTTGTCATAGAATGTGTTCCACGTATGGACATATACAATTAAATGTATATTATCCGAATACAGTTTCTTAATAAATGTTTTTAAATGACTCGTCTGAAAACAACTCTGTATATACCCTCTCATAATCAGAACAAATGGAGGGGTCTCATGATGTTCATTATCAGTCGTTAAAGTGGGTTGCCGGTGGACACGCTGACACGTGCCTTTGCGCGTGATGATCCAGTTGTAAAACAATTGGACCACACTCAGATGCTTCAGCGTGTCATCCGTACGGACATAACTCGATGCATCGAATTGCGTCGCTTCTATTATATGATGGACAATCTGTTGCATACAACAAATTCTTTTTTCAGCTTTACCTATTGTATTATAATGAGTCAGTGCCACGTTGCAGAGGTCTTCGGGGGGTGGATTCGTACCTGCTAAGACATCATCGTATAGCGCCAAATAGAATGGGCTGTCAAACATAATCGTATACAACTTATTAGTGTATTACACGTTGAATATAAATCGAATCATAGTCACGTATGCTGCGCTCACTTGCACAACACTCCCACCAACACCGTGTGCGGATGCGGCAGTTCTGTTGTTGTATTATTCGGTCTGCCGCACGCTAGGTTGAAAAATGTTTCTCAAAATAGTCCAACGAGTGTTTGATCGCTTGATCCATATTAAAGTATTTGTAAGAAGCGAGTCTCCCAATAAAATGAATGTTGCTCGCTTCTCCGTCTGACAGTGTTTGATACTTCGCATACAAGTTCTGGTTCCTCTCGTTCAACACCGGGTAATACGGTTCTCCCCCGTCTGTGGTGGTTTCTTTGACAAACACGGTGTGTGCAGATTCTTGGTGCAAGAAATGTTTGTACTCGACGCACCGTGTGTATGGCGTGTCGTTGCCCGGGTAATTCACAACGGCACCCGGTTGGTAGAAGTCGGTGTGCATTCGTCGTTCGATGTGGAAATCAATACTCCTGTACTCTAACTTCGGCAGGCACGTGTCTGCAAAGTAGGTGTCAATGGGTCCGGTGTACACGACGATCTGATCGTCAGACAACTGGTCTCGGATATCAAAGAAATCCACATTCAACTGGACATCTATGTTGTGCTTGTTTTGTTCCAGAATACGTTGGAAAAAGTGCGTGTACCCCTTCTCGGGCAACACTTGGTACGTGTCTGAGAAGTACCGATCGTCGCGGGTGTTTCGGACGGGTATGCGCGCCAGCACTTCGGGTGCGAGTTCGGCAGGGTATTTATTCCATTGTTTGTACGTGTAGTGCTTGAATATCTTCTCGTACAGCACTTCACCCACTCTGGATTTGGCCATTTCTTCCCCGTTGGTGATGGTATCATACCTGACTTGATTGGTGGATAACCACTGATCCATGTCGACCGTCGTGCGGATATCTTCGTTGCAGAGCGCGTTCACCGTCTGCATATTTGGGGGGATGGGCAGATGCTGCGCATCGACCAATCCGAGCACCTTGTGCTCCCACTTTTTCCAGTTGCAAAATGAAGTGATGTACCGAAATACCGACTCATCATTCGTGTGGAATAAATGGGCACCGTATTTGTTCATCAGGATACCCGTCGCTTCGTCTACATAATCGTAGCAGTTCCCGCCGATGTGATCTCGTTTGTCAACAATCAGCACCTTCCGGTTCTGCTGCGACGAAAAGCGCTCACCCATCACAACACCCGACAACCCACCACCAACAATGATGACATCGTATGTTCCATAACCAACCATTTGTATCCGAAAGTTGAAGTTGATACGATTTTTATTATAATATATTCACTGATCTTTGCTTATAAGCGCAGGCGGGCGCAATTGAAACCAAATAATGCTCAACGCAACCACAACCCACGCCCTCCCACTCAAACAGCTTGTTAGCGTGCTTAAGGACCTGGTGGTGGACTGCGTCATACACTGCAAACCGGAAGGGTTGTTCCTGCAGGCAATGGATGCCTCGCACGTCGCAATGTGCACATTCCAGTTGGATGCGAGCGGGTTCGAATCGTACCAGTGTGATACCGAATTTGATATCGGATTGAACATGCCGTCGTTGGAACGTATCTTGAGAGGTGCGAAGAAGGACGATTCGCTTTCGCTGCACGCAGAGATGGAAGGGACCGTTCTCGAAATAAGGTGTTCCAATACGAATACGAGTAAAGTGTCTACCTATGAATTGAAATTGATGTGTATTGACAGCAACCAGTTGTCTTTGGGTGATATCGAATACACTACCAACATTCGAATGCACTCGGGCAGCTTCAGCGAAGTGTGCAGAGATATGCAACTGCTGGGAGACACGTGTCTGATAGCATCATCGCCGACAGCAGTGTCATTCGCGGTGCAAGGAGATATCGGCAACGGGCAAACCACGTTGCAACATCATTCTTCGTATTGCGAGACAGATTCGATGAAAGATACGGTGTCCATTGATACAAGTGTGTCCTGCGAACTAACCTTTTCATTGAAATACCTGGCCGTTTTTGCAAAAGCAATGCCACTCGCTACGACGGTGGAATTATCGTTGCAAGAGGACGCTCCGCTTGAAGTGAAATACATTATACAAAACACGGGACGTGTGTGTTTCTATGTTGCTCCAAAGATTACGGAATACACAACACACTATTAAAAATACAAATACAAATACAAATACAAATAAAAATGATAATTTAGATGTAACCTAGTCTGACTACCCAAACAATCGCACGAAATAGAATCGGTCGTTAGTCCAATTGCCATCTATATTCGAACGTACGCATACTCAGAATGGAACACATCGGAACTGATACACGCAATTGTCACCCAGTTGTGGGTGACGCACGAACACGTCATACATCAACCACCGACGCATCACTTAAAACTCCACCGATGGAAGGTACTCTCCGTAAATTGTATACGACAGTACACACAAATTGGATATGTGTACAGGGCAAACGTGCGCATCGACAGAAACGCCGCAAAGTACACCCAGTTGTGGGGGGCGCACACCACAGACATACACCAACACCAACACCAACACCAACACCAACAACCAACGCATCACTGAAACTCCGTAAACTGTACACCACCGTACACAAAAATTGGAGGTGTGTGCAGTGCAAACGATTGTATGGAAAGAAACGTTTATCCCTCAACCGCAAAACGAATTGTCCGAAATGTATTATAAATCGTAATATACATATACATCTTGCACAACAAATTGATACGCATCTGAATACCGTGTACTAACACGAGTGTGACACCCATACACACACTTGTCGCGACACGTCGTGTAGAGTGCACCAACGTATTATTTATATTTTTGTATTGTATGAGAACGACACTACACGCTTACATATATACACGGTCTCACACATAGCAGCCAGTAGGGTACGTCGCATTCTGATACGAAACCAAGCGACAATACACAGAACCCTTTGTACACTCTTAACAAAAAGAGCATTCAGAGTACTTACGTTTTGAATTCAAAAAAAATAAATACATCCGTGTGTGGATACTACGGTATGAACCATTCGTAATGAGGTACTCTCTACGATGGATTGTGTGCCATTCATGTCACACCGACCCATTTTGCAGTCATTCGTTCATTCCTATTTTTTTCATTCATATTTTTCAAGTAAACCGCTTTCCACCCCACCACCACGACTAGGACAGATCGTCTCGATACGCATAGTAACCGGCGGCGAACCTTCCGACGCACCGTCGATGCTGACCTCTTTCAGTAACTCACAATCTGCCACGAAAGAGGCAGTGTGCACCGCACACTGTTTGGTAAGCCAAATGAGTTGGTGATATGTTTGTGCACAGACACGACCGACGTGTATGTACGCGTCCTCGTTATTATTAATAGTAACGATCGAACCATCCGGTTTCTTGTGCAACTCGAGTGCGAAGTGCGTATCCCATCCACCCATACCGTCGCGTTGGTCGTCCGTGTCAACCATCCCAATTTCGGGTAACGTGTCCACACCGACTACACATGCACACGTATGTGCTGACAAATGTATACACGGCAGTTCCAGCAGACATTGGCGCTTATTGAACACAGTCTCATACTCATCCTCCACATCGCCCCACTCCCGCGGAGGGTCGTCGATGAAGACCACCCCGCCACACGTTTCTTCTGGTGGAATGAACGACCCAACGTGCATCCACACGTCGTGTGGCAACGTCTCCAGGTGGGGTGCATGCGACGACACGTCCACCTGGTACACCTTGTGCGCAATGTGATGACACTCGTCGTCGTCGTCGTCGTCGTCGTCGTCGTCGTCGTCGTCGTCGTCGTCATCGTTGGTCACCTGTGCGCCCAGGGTGTGCTGCACGGACTCGTCATTCGCATTCATTACTGTGTTATCACACATCGAGATGAGGGGTTCCCGTGATACTGTATCGGGTTAGTTTAGAAGTAACATTGTAATCAGTTTTTATTTTTAATAGCATCATATGCGAAGGTGTTTGTATTCGTACCAATTAGAGTGTATGATGAAGATTGTGCCACACCCGGTAACCGTCGAATCACACACTTATCATCCGCCTCCTCCGACACAAACACTTCTTGTGGATGTGCATGGATTTGTTCTTCTTTGACAACGGAACAATATTCAGCACACACTGACTTTTCATACCAGACACAGGCACAGTGCACCCCCCCTCGATCCGTTTCTTGGTTCGGGAACTGCCTGTGCCTCTGCCTCTGCCTCTGCCTCTGCCTCTGCCACCACCACGCAGCGTAGGGGAGGTGAGACTGCACCGTGCTCTGAAATTCTCATAAATGTTTCGCACGTCTTCATATGTGATCACATTCTTTTTCCCTAACATCGTGTTGATGCAGCAGTGCAAGTCGTACACCCACTTAGACAATGTATCCCGATTTTTAAACACTTTCATACTGTAGTTTGTCATGTTGAGATTGTCTTTCAGATTCTCCCGGCATTTGCCACACGGTAGAATGTGTTCCAACGAGTCGAAGTATGTCTTGTATTGCTTCTTCTGAAGCGGTGTTGGGTAGCACGGATAATTCATTGACATAATATGCAGTGTCATCCACATGCTTGGACCCCACACATAGGTTAGAAACCCGTCTCTCGAATCATAATCGTCCTTACGAAATACATCTCCCGTTTGTTTCATTTTAGTATTGGACTAACACTTTATTTTTTGGTGTACTGCAGTTTTAAAAAAATAGTAAGACCGAGTCAATCATAAAAAAATAATACGATTCATACTTTTGTTGACAGTTACACCGTAATGCTTGTTCATTCACATAGTCATCATATGCAATTTGGCAGGAATATTACGTCGTATGCCGAAATACATTTGGCAACAACCCAATACGTGTATTACTTTATGACAACATACACATATTGATTTAACCACTCCGTCGTAGGTGTACAGTGTCGAACCCCAAGGGTTAACTATTATTAACCGGACCGTTGTGTAACACAAAACACGAACTCATAGTTTTTAATATCTTTGTACGGTGTTAGTTCCATTGATAAATCGAAATCAAGTGGTATTGACGCACTGTTTGTGCCACACCGATCGTGCCCCCATCTGTCGGTCTCTAAAATAACTTTCACAAATTCACCGTCACCTTCCTGAAATATTCTTAGCGAACTTTCCCACCAACCCATTCACCTCGCGACGAGCGTCGTCTACCTGCTGGTTTCCAACCGTCAGCGTGTAGACAACCAAGTCACTCGCCCGGCGCACCACCCTGCCCGCCCGCTTGACCGACGACCCACCCAACGTGCCAACTGCCACAACAATGTGATACACCGCTCCACCCACGCTTTCAACTACATACGCAACACCCCCGCCAACCGTCGGGATGTTGCGCAAGACGAGACCCATTTGATTGGCGACATATTTGGCACTGTCTCCGGCACCTCTGAACACCTGGGTTGCATACACGTTAAACATGTCGCCAAACTGATCCACCACCGACCCGGCCGTGTTTACAATCGCAGTCGCACCATCGAACACACCGCCGGTGATGGTTGCCAGTGCGTTGGCAACCTCCTGCACGACGTCTGCCGTGAAGTCGACCGCCCGTGTTGCGACAGTTTGTGGGGTGCGACGCGAGGATGGTGACCGACTGCTGCGATTCGCTGACTTTCGTGTGCGTGGGGATTTGCGTTGGCGATTGGATTTGCGCATACAACGAGTTTTTAAATGATACACAACATTAAAATTCTCGAATCATTCAGATTCTCACAATTGAAATATTGTTCATTTCTGTTTTGACAATCTACCCGGTGTGTATTTATACACCGTGATATATCCATACGAGATAAAATACACAGTTGTGTGTTTCATATGTCGCAAAATACAACGTCGTGTACATTATGGATGATGACACACGCGAATTCTTATCAGTATCGGATGCG